GGCACGACTCCCTTTCACTTGTGCCGAACAATCGGACGCCTGTTCGCTCGGACGTGACCCCCACGGATCGTTCACGGATCCCTCCGTGACGACCGTCCACGGGTCGCACCGTGGCCCCCGGAGGGCGCTGACCCACGTACCACCCACCCCACCCCTACAACCACCACCCAACAGACTTCACTAGTCACTATTGCTAGGGCCGAAGTGGACTGCGACAGCAGGCCGCATGTGAAAGGAGGACGGGCGGGTTCGGTTGGGGTTTCGTGCCGCACGCATCTCTTTTGCTTGCGTGTGGTGCAGTGGGCGGTGTGTTTGATGGGGGGATGTACCAGTAGGCCCCCTCTATAGTATGTGTCAGGCTAGTTTGGGGGTGCGAGGACACCCAATTTGACGTTTGTAGGGTCTTGTGGTGACATAGTGTGTCGTCACTAGGGTATAGGCACCCCTTGGGTCCCTCCGTCCGTTTGTGGGTACGGTTCGACCTGACCTACTACGATGTTTGGTCTGCCCCTGCGCCTCTTGGCTTTTGTGCAGGGGGCATTTGCCCTTTTGACGGGCGAACGTAACCGGGTGGGGGTTCGGCACTCTCGTTTTATGTGTCCGGCGGGGGTGCTGTACCGGGGGGTTGCGTGGATGGTAGCATGTGTGTATTGTTTTGGTGGTCGTATCGTGTTACGGAAAGGTTACGTTTTATGGCTGAGATGTCTGACTATCTTGAAGAGCAGACTTTGGATTACGTGTTGCGGGGGACTGCGTTCACGTCTGTACCGGATGGGAGTGTGTATGTGTCGTTGCATACTGGTGCGGTGGGTACCGACATTACGGGTACGGAGGTTGTTGCGGGTTCTTACACGTATGCGCGTCAACTTTGTGCGTTTAATGCTGCGGGTACGAATGCTGCTGGTCGAACTGAAAACACGGCTGTTGAGACTTGGACGAATCTGCCTTTGGGTACGATAACGCATATCGGTATTTGGGATGCGTTGACTTCAGGTAACCTGCTTTTTTATACGGAGGTTGATGCTGACAAGACGGTGGCGAATGGTGACACTATTTCCATCGCTGTTGGTGCGATCACTGTTACGCTTGCCTGATGGCTGGGAACCCGAATTCAGGTCGGAAGGCGAAGCCCCCGTTGGAGGTTTCGGAGGCACAGCGGTCCTTCAAGGGACAATGGCATTACAGAGGTTGGGCAGACCCCGGAGGACACGGTACCTACAAATCGGAAGGCGATTGGCACAAGACGCAGATGGCCGGTTATGACCGGAGTAAGCCACACCGAAACCCGACGGTTGCTTCTTCTGACTTTGGCAAGTTGGAGCGGGCATCGGATCGGCAGATCAAAAGGATCAAGGGAAAAGAGTCTCGGGCGTACGGAGGAATGCGTATCCCCGGTAAGAGTTACCCCCTAGGGATCCAAAAGGGTCACGGAATGCGAGGTCGGTAGATGGCTACTGCATATCCCGGTGCGCTTGACACCTCCACTCAGCAGCCTTCACCGTTGGCGGCTACGGATCTGGATACAGCCGGGTTTGAGCATGACATTGTTCACACTAATCATTCCGGTGCGTTGATTGCGTTGGAAACGAAAATGGGTATCGGTGCGTCTGCTGCGTCTGGTGCTTCTGATGGTGACGCTTTAACTAAGCAGGCGGATGGTTCTACCGCATGGGAGGCTGTTCCTGCGGGTGTTGCTTGGTCGGGTTCTACAGCGAATGGTTTAGCAACTTACGGTAGTGGTTCTTCAGTGGTTTCAGAATCGACCGCTACTTATGATGGTACGAGTTTGGTGCTGACTACTTCGGGTGGTGGTCTAAAGATGGATGGCCTCGCTTCCAGCGATGCCAATACTTTGGATGACTATGAGGAAGGCACGGCTGCTGTGACGCTGCAATCGTCAAGCGGCGGCACCATCACAATCGGGGGCAGCAACACGATCGGTTACACGAAGATCGGGCGCGTTGTCCACATTCAGGGCGAACTGGATGTCGCGTCTGTGTCGGGACCGTCGGGCCAGTTGAACATCCTTGGGATGCCATTCACGGCCTCGAACACCCTCACCGACATGGCTGACCGTTCGTGGCTGAGTACCAGTGTGATGAACTTGTCGTCAGCGATCACGGCGGGCGACACCATCGCCATGATCGCCGCCAACGGGACGACCATCTCCTATTTCGGAGGTGGCGGAGGAAGCACCCTCGATTATTTCGCAGACAAAGTCGATTCAGGCACCGCCCTTCTGGTCGGCGGCTCGTACATCACCGACTCATAACAGGAGCAGCAAATGGCACTATCAGAACGAAGCGTTGTTGACAAGATCGAAGTCCTTGAAATGGGGCAGATCCAGGTCCGCACGGCGACCGTTATTTCGCGCGATGGCGTAGAAATCAGCCGTCAGTTCATGCGGCACGTTTTCGAGCCGGGAGCGGACACCTCGGGCGAGCCTGACCGTGTGATCGCCGTCGCAGCAGCGACATGGACCGCCGATGTGGTCACCGCGTGGGATGCCTTCGTCGCCTCGCAGACCGACTAAGGAGTAAGTATGGCTACCTCATACCCCGCAGCATTGGATACTGCTACCCAGCAGCCGTCACCGTCCCCTACGACGGATCTTGACGCAGCCGGGTATGAACACGCGACGATTCACACTAACCATTCGGGTGCGTTGATTGCGGTAGAAACCAAGTTGGGCCTGACTGATTCGAATGCTACGTCTGGTGCGGTACTGGTTGGGTCGGGTGCATCTACGACAGCGTGGACGACTACCCCAACCATTGGTGGGAACACGACTGTTTCGGGGACGTTGACTGTTTCCGGTCAGGTGTTCACGCATCTGACTGTTGAAACCGATGCGACCACCACCCATGCCCCGGCTATTGGCGATGAGAACAAATACATTATCACGACGCACGGCACAGGGATCACAGTCACCCTGCCGCAGAACTCCGCTCAGGCATTCGCTATCGGTACGACTATCTACTATGAGCGCAATGGGGCCGGAACGCTTACGTTCGCTGCTGGAACTGGCGCAACGGTCACGTCGAAGGATTCGACTCTGACTTGTGGCGACAGGTATACGACGGTTTGTGCGTTGAAGATCGGTACGAACGCTTGGTCGCTTATCGGTAACATCGGTTAGCCCGATGTCCATGTTTCTCTCCGTGGTCGCCGGTCAGGGCGGCATCAAGGTTCCCGGCGCACCGGGAACGCTGTCGCTGGCTGCGGGTTCGCCCAGCGACACGGTTATCGCTCTGTCGTGGTCGGCACCATCCGATACGGGTGGTGGCACGGTTTCTGGTTACCAGATCAAGAAGAACGGCTCGGTGCTGGTGGCTGACACTGGTACTACAGGTACGACTTACAGCGCCACGGGTCTGACGGGCAGCACTTCGTACTCCTTCACCGTGGCTGCTATCAACGAGAAGGGAACTGGCGCTGACGGCAACACGCCAAGCCTCACGACCCATGCCCCGTTCCCTGTCGCTACGGGCGGCACGATCACCACCCACGGCAACTACAAGGCGCACACATTTACCGCTTCTGGGTCGCTGGTCTTCTCAACTGGTGGCCCGGTCAATGTTCTCAGCGTTGCGGGTGGTGGCGGATCAAGCACCGTTGTAGGAGGCGGTGCTGGCGGGATGCTCGTAGAGAGTCTCACGGCAGCCGCCGCGACCTACACCATCACCATTGGTGGCGGTGGCGCAGGGAACCTGAACGGCAGTGACACAAACCCAAACCTTCCTTCGGGCACCACCGCTGTCGGTGGTGGTAAATACCAGACAGCAGGCGGCTCAGGCGGTGGATCGAACGCTACGAGTCCCGGCGCTGGTACAAGTGGTCAGGGCAACGCTGGTGGGAACGGGGCCGACAACGGTGGGGGCCAACTAATCGGCGGTGGCGGTGGCGGTAAGGGCGCTGTCGGAGGCAACGCCGTTGGTGGTTGGACCTCCTACGCAGGCGCTGGCGGTGCTGGCGGAACGAACGATTACCGACTGGGTTCCAACGAAACCTTCGCTGGCGGTGGAGGTTCCGGTGGCGGTTCAGTCGGTCCACGCAGCACCGTCGGCGGCGCTGGAGGTTCGGGTGGTGGGGGGACAGGAACCACGAAGCCAAGCAGCAATACCGAAACGGGCGGCACGGATGGCACCGCCAACACGGGCGGTGGGGGCGGGTCCAGATCCGCCGGGGTCAACCACAACGGTGGCAGCGGGCGCGTGACCGTTCGCTACGAGTACCAGTAGGAGGCACGATGGCTCACTTCGCTGAACTGAACGAAACGAACACTGTTCTTCGGGTACTGGTTGTCCCTGATGAGCAGGAGCATCGTGGGCAGGAGTTCCTAGCCGACGACCTCGGCCTCGGCGGGACATGGGTCCAGACCTCCTACCGGACGCAAGGCAACATCCACGCTACGGGCGGTACGCCGCTCAGGTTCAACTATGCGGGGATCGGCAGCATCTACAACCCTGACGCCGATGTCTTCTATGCGCCGTCGCCCTACCCGTCGTGGGTGCTCAACACGACCACCTACCTGTGGGAGGCACCCACCCCGTACCCCGACGACGGCAAGTTCTATGAGTGGGACGAGGACACGACCTCATGGGTTGAGGTCGTCTAAGTGGCTATCCAATACAACCAGTCGTCCACCGACTACAACGCTTTAGAACACGAATACGGTGGCGCTGGTACAGCAACGTATGAACCCGGTTACCGCCTCAAAGGTGAGAAGTACCGGAGTGTCAACTATCAGTACCGTGGCGGCGACTCGTATGAAACCCATGCGATTACTGCTGCGATTACTGGGTCGGCTACTGCTACTGCCGCGTTGCTGCAAGGCCAGTTCGTTACGGGTGCGGTCACTGGTACGGGGACAGTAGTCGCCGCAATCGATTCGGTAATGATTACTGGGGCTTTTAGTGGTGCTGCAACAGTTACAGCAGCGATTATTGAGGATGCTTCGCTCACAGCGGCGATTACTGGCACTGCTACGGTTGCGGCTACAATCTTCTCGGAACAGTTTATTGATGCCGCGGTAACGGGCACTGGTGAGGCTACTGCCGCGATTGTTAGGGAAAGGCCGATAACGGCTGCAATAACCGGTACGGGTCTTGTGACTGCGGCGCTTATCGAAGAAGCGTTTATTATAGGTGCGTTTACTGGTACCGCGACACTAAGCCAGCCGGTAATCACCCATAAGGTACCACAGCCGGAACTTGTCCTTTCTATTACAAATGTAACAGGATCGCCATCTGATGAAGAGAAAGCCCAAGATACCCTCGAACTACTGGTAGGTGTGTAATGGCAACATACGATAAAGATGACCGGGTGCGGGTTACCGCCACGTTCAAGACTGCTGGTACGAATGTGGCTACGACCGCTACTTGTACACAACGGAAACCTAGCGGCACCGATGTCACCCCTGCCGTGCAGGGCGGGAGCGGCACTGGTATCTACTTTGTGGACATCGATCTGGATCAGATTGGTACACATACAGTCAAGATTGTTAGTACCGATGTTGTTATCGCTGCGGAAACGATTGAACTCGAAGTCGTCAAATCGGTGTTCGACCACTCGTGAGCGGATACGGTAATGTAGCCAAAGACAAGGGGGTAATTACACGTACCCTGTTTCTGGAAGCATTACACGAACACGGCAAAATTGAGGTTGCCTGCCGGATCGCTGGTGTCACACGCTCCGCATACGATAAGTGGCGTCAACGCATCCCCGACTTTTCTGAACGGGCAGATGCGATACGTCACGACGCTTTAACCCGTGGCGAAGAAGCATGGGATGGAAGTTTCACTTCGTTCCGTGGCAACTACTTTGGGCATTCCTCCCCGTGGTTTCATGTCCAAGCCATCGACGCTTACGAGAATACGCAGCCGGGTAACTTGACATTGATTCTGTGGCCGCCGGAGCATGGAAAGACCACACTGGCTGAAGATTACTTTTGTTACAAACTTGCATTAAACCCCGAGTTTCGTATCACGGTCGGATCTGAGGGGCAAGATATGTCTCGTAAGGTACTAGGTCGTATCCGTAGCCGTATGGAACCACAGGGTCCATTCCCACGGTATGTAGCAAAATTTGGTCCATTCGTTCCTCAGAACCAGTCTGGACGGAAAACTGCACAGACATGGGGTGCCGACTACTTCGATGTGTACAAGAAGCAGCGTCACGATGAGCGTGACTATTCGATGGTTGCGTTGGGTTGGAGATCGAAGATTGCAGGTACCCGAACCGATCATCTGCATGTGGACGATATCCAGTCACGGGTTTCTTTAAATCTGACTGAACAAATGTTTGAAGTGTTCCGGCAGGATTGGTTGACCCGCCCCGGTGAGAATGGAAGAACAACTCTTAACGGTACCCGTGTCGGTGAAGACGACTTTTATGAACGGGTAATGACAGAAATCGATCAGGATCTTCTGCGAGTCATCAAATTCCCGGCGATTGTTATAAATCAAGATACTAAAGAGCCGGAACCGTTGTGGCCGGAAATGTTTACAATGGAGAAATTGGATCGTATCCGCCGCAAAGTCGGTGAGGATGCATGGTCACGAAACTACATGCAGGAACCGTCGTCTGCACAGTCGGCTACCTTCACAGATGACGCTATCCATAAGTGTTTGAGTCCACTACGATCAGTGAACCATGAACCACCAGAAGGCTGCACGATCTATATTGGGCTTGATCCTGCTCTCGGTTCCAACAATTGTGTGGTGGCTGCTACACCGCACGAAGGAAAACTTAAAATACTTTTCATTCGGGAAGATACTGGGCTAACCCGCAACGAACAGATCCTTGGTGTTGTTGAGGACACCGTATTGCAATGCATGAGGAACGGGGCCAGTGTTTCTGATGTAGTGATCGAAGCGATGGTGTTCCAGAAGGGGCTATCTCGTGACGAACGCCTGATCGAAATGACAGAACGATACGGGTTCAGGGTGCGGGAACACCTGACGGGTGTCAATAAGTACGATGAAACAATTGGTGTACCGTCGATGGCATTGTCGTTCATGCGCGGCGAAATTGATATCCCGTATGCGGAAGACAAGTCCACACGACACATGATGGATCAGTTTATTCGTCAGTTAAAAGCGTGGCGTCCATTGAAGCGAGGCACGCGGTTGCGGCAGGATCAGGTTATGGCATTCTGGTTTATCTGGATCTTGTGGCGTCAGCGTAAACAATCATTTGACCTAGACACTTCACAATTCAGTTTTAAAGGACTACCGTGGGGGTCAACTATGCCCGCCAGTAAGGTGTTTTGATGTATACCTTTGAAGACATTGTTGGCATCGTCCGGCAGCGGCAGGAGATGCAGTCTCCATTGATTCGTCGAATGCTAGATGTGCGGGATCGATATAACGGTGATTATGTTATTCCTATTCCATCGATGGATGATGAACCGGTTCTTCCAGCGTTGACACCTGCGTTGATTGCTGAGAATATTGATGCTGTTGCTCAACGGGCAGCGTCGGTACTGCCCTTTATCGGTTGTCCAGCGGTTGACCCGTCGAAGGAGCGGGGTGTCAGATCCCGCGAATATGCCGATATCCGACGTAGGGCATTGGCTTCAACATGGTATCAGTCCAAGTACAAGGTAAAGATTCGTCGCGCTTATCGACATTTGGCAGGC